AATATCAAGAGCCTCATTAGTTACTGATACTGATTATCAACAATGGTTGAATGTTATTGCATCGGATTTAAATTTAGGTAAATTAACTAAAGAAGATTTTCCTACTGAATTTCTTAGAACTGAATTATTTAATTGGGGAGTAATTAATGAAAATGAAAAAGATACAAATGTTTCAAAAGACCCATATATTTCTTTTAAATTTATATTAAAAATTATGGATGCTTCAAAAATTATACAAAATTATAAAAAAGGAGTAATTGATTCTTTTTACTATGAAGATAAAGCTAAAAAAATACCTTTAATACCAGTATCTTCTCATAAAAATATAATGTCAACAAATTCATCGTTTATATTACCTGGATATTTACCATTTATAACGGTTGCAAACATACCAAAAGCGGAAGACAAAATCATATTAAAAACAGATAAATATAACGATTGTCATATAAATGGTAAATCATTTAATATAAAAGGTGATGTGATATATCCTAAAAACGGAGACCCAATTTCAGTTGGTAATTTGGCCATTGGAAATTTGTATAATGTATTCATTAAATATGAAATTTTTACTCAAATATTTAATGAATCTTATGTACAAGCTGATTGTATAAATGCATTATTAGCAGAAATTAATTTAAATATGTTTGGATTATGTAAATTGGAATTAGGAAAAGTAAACGATGTTCCAAACCAAGAACCATTAACAATAATAGATACAAAATTAAAAAATATAACTGCAAATTTTGAACAAAACATACAAAAAATTTACAGATTTAAAGTAGGGCCAATTGGTTCAATTGTTAGAGAATTTGAATTTAATATGGAAATGGATGAATTAATGCAGGGACAATCAATGTTTGCTGCAGAGTATGATAAATTAAAAATTTTAGAAACAGGTGATACTGATAATATAAGAACAACTAACACTAATGAATCGGATTCTTATGCAGATTTATCATTTTTACCAAATGGTGATGGATATTGTAGTATAAATAAAGTTGGAATACAATTAAACAAAGAATATTTACAATGGTATAAAAAACAAGAAGAAGCTACAAAAACAAATACAAAAGAACCAAAACCAGAAGAAACCGAAGATGAAGTTCAAAAATTAAATGAAGTATTAAAAGGAAATTATATAAGATTTAAACTAAATACTAATATTAAACAAAATACAGAAACCGCTTTAAATCATTTAATATATACAGACCCATCATTGATACAAAATTATATTCCAAAAAAAGAAAATGGAACAACCGTATTGACATTTTTAGATATTACATTAAAAATAGATGGGATGTCTGGATTAAGTTGTGGTGAATATTTTAATGTAGATGGTATTCCTGAAATATATAATCAAAATGGTTATTTTCAAATTACAAATGTTAAACATGAATTAAGTGATAATGATTGGAAAACAACAATTGAAGCTTCTTATTTATTAAAGAGTGGGGATAATGTTGAAGATACAAATACAGAAGGGAACAATAAGGGAAATGAATATAAAGAAAGACCTATATCATCAAAACCAACAACACCTGTAATAAGTCAACAAGACCAATTAAAATTGGATAAAGATAGAGAATTTGCAGGAGCTATGGCTATAAAAAATGCAAATCAAAGTGCAACAGGTATGACATATGATTCAGCATTAAGACAATATAAAGCAAATTATGCATATGATATGGCTATGAAAACTGACCCAGGTGGTATTCATCTTAAACCATTTAATTACACACCAACGGGACAGGGAGCTACAGCAATTGATTTGTCTAAATTTTACAAGAAATAATATACAATGTATAGAGATTTAATAAATAATAAAACAGATTATACTTTTGAAAATCCAAAAACAATAGTACCCATTCCAAAAGAAACGGACTATGAAACTGGATTTATGCAAAGATACTATTGTCAAAAAATAAATGATTTAAACGGATTTGTTTTTGAAATAGATAATAGTACATATAAAGAATTACAATATAATCCATTTTGGAAAACAGCAATATTAAGATGGAGAATAAACGGCCCAATAAATCCTATATATAATGATATGGGACAATTGATAGATATGGGAGTATTGCAATCTAATAAGAATTCAATAAAAATTACAGCATCTACTTTAAAAAATATTGGATTATATCTTCCAAATATTTTACAATTTCATAAATAGAATTGACTAAAATCATATAAAAATTTGGTAATTAAAATATTTTTCATTATATTTAATTATATAAACAAATTAAGTTATGAAAGAATACAAACACTTATCCTTTGAGGAAAGACAACAAATGACCTTTGATTGGAGATATAGAGGTTGGACAGTTTTAGAATTATTAACCGAAGATGAGGTTGATGAATTAAACGAAGAATTAACAAGATTAAGATTGGAAAGAAATCAAACTGAACCTGAAAAATGGCAAGAGTTTGAACCAATCATGCACCCACACAAAGTTTCTGAAAAAATTGAAAAGATGTTTGCACATCCTAAAATGATTGAGGCATGTGAATTCCTGATGGAAGGTGATATCGTTGGAATGCAAACTTGGGCATACTACAAACCAAAAGGTGAATTAGGTAGAGACCAACATCAAAATGGATTTTACACAGGTTGTAAACATAATGAAATTGTAAATACAGCATTAGCATTGGATAATCACGACCCTGAAAATGGAGCAGTTTGGAATTATGAAGGTTCTCATAGATTACCCACATTACCAATTGAAGATAATGAGGAAAGAAAGAAAACAAATACAGGTAACTGGAGAAGTGAGAGAGGCAAGAGTTGTGTGATGCCCGAAGGACATGATTTCCGTAAGATTGAAGGATATTTAAGAAAGGGTCAAGTAGCATTATTACATTCTCATGTAGTACATGGTAGTGAACCAAATAGAGATACAACAAGAATGAGAAGAAACTTCTTATGTGGTTATTTAAAACAAGGAGCTTATTTCAATCCAGGTAACCAAATGAAAAGAGAACCAATTGACATCTATGAGATGAAACAAAAACATTGGGGAGAATAAATTTTGTAAATCAAAATATTTTTAGTATATTAGTAGGGTATGAATCTAATTGAAGATAAACATACCCTACTTTTGTTTTTAAAGGGTAATGTAAATATTGACCTTATTGTTCCTGTGTGGAGTTCTCATAGAGCACATCCATTAGGAAATCGTTTATCGTTTATTTATTATAGACAAAGTGACGGAAGTGATGGAATAATTAATTTGAATCACATAGATGCAAAAAAAATAGATATGTTTGACATATCCAAAATAGTTCATGTCAATACATTAGTTTTAGACAATAGGTATTTAAAGACCATAGGACTGGATTATGAGTGGGTATCTTTTGAAGAGAATGGGAAACCATTTATCTTTAGTGAGGTCGTAGAATCGGTTTATAGAGGGTATAGAAACGACTTTAAAGAGTTGAATGATTGTGTACCTTTAATGAAGTGGTATGAAGTTCTAAAAACAATCCCAAATATCAGTAAAAGAGAAGATTGGTATAGAAAATATACATCAGCAATCAATACATTAGGAAGGTTGGAAGGGGCTGGGGTAAAAGTCGTTAGAGAAAAATTTATAGATAGTTTTAACTTTAATGAGCAATACCTGCGAAAGAATGATATTGTTTACACTCAATATAACCCATATACAACAACGGGTAGACCATCCAATAGACATCTTAATGTGAACTATTCTGCTCTAAACAAATCCGATGGTACGAGAGAAATGTTTATAAGTCGTCATCCATACGGAACCTTAATCCAATTTGACTATGAGTCGTATCACATTCGTTTAATTGCGAAAATGGTTGGGTATGAGTTTCCGGAAGGTACAACGGCTCACCAACATCTTGCAAACCTTTATGGGTGTGATTTGGAGACGGCAAAGAAAATCACTTTTACATACCTTTATGGGGGATTAGACGACAATGCAAGAGAAATACCATTCTTTCAATTGGTGGATAAGTATATTAATAAATTATACCAATCGTTCGTCATTTCGGGAAAACTTACGACACTCTTATATAAAAGAGAAATACCATTCCATAGAATTGAGAGTGCAAACGAACAAAAGGTATTCAACTATTTATTACAATCCTTGGAGACTGAAATTAATTATATGAAGATTGGTGAGGTATTGGAGTATTTGAGTGGGAAAATGTCAAAAATGATACTTTATACCTATGATGCCTTTCTTATAGACACACATCCTATTGAAAGAGAAAATGTTTTAAACGACATTAGAGAGATAATGGAGAAAGGTGGTTTTCCGGTTAAAGTTGAAGAAGGAGAGAATTATAACAATTTAGAGGTTATAAGTTAAATTTTTATATTTATATCATATAATTATATCCAATTAATAAACAATAATATGCGTTTAATAAACCTAATTCCATTACATGAGATTGATTTTCCATCTCAGGCAGCATTTGACACTTATAGTAAAAATCATAAATTAAGACCTGATACAAAGGTAGTAGTTGCAGGTAGAGTAACAACTGCAGGAAGAGCAGCTCAAAATTCTGCTCCAGTTAAAGGTGGAACATCTGTTTTTGGTAAAGATAAAGGTGGTGATGTATTTGGTGGTAAAACTCCATCTAATTATGCATTTACACCAAAAGATGCAGAAAAGAAATATAAATCTGCTGCAAGTTCAATGTTGATACCTAAATTAAATCCAAAAGACATACCAAATATACAAAAACAACTTAGTAAAATGGATGTAGATGCTGATTTTAATGTTGAAAAAGATGGTGTTAGGATATGGACTAGAAGTGGTGATTATTCAAATGTTGGTGATGTCTTAAAATCAAAAGGATTAAAGCGTAAACAAACAATGCCAACCGATGCAGATTATCAAAAGTGGGATGATAAACTTCGTGCTTCAAGTGGAATAAAACCTACGGGTGGTGATAAAAAACCGGATGCTAGTTTGAACGGAATATCTACATTAAATAAATCAAAACCAGAAGATTTAGTACCATCGGTTACAAATCATTTGAATAAAGTATCTGGTGGTGAAGGATATGCACAAAAAGATGAAGGTGGTGCAATTGCATATAATATGGGTGATGGTGATATGCCAACTTATACTTTATATATGGGTAAAGAATTTGGTAAACATCGTGTTTCATTGGAACCAACCTATGGTAATGACCCTAAAAAACTACAAGGTAAAATTGATAAGAGTTTTAATAATCCAAAAGATGCTATAAAGTTTATGGGTGATGTTGCAAAGAAACATAGAAAAGAATTAGAAATGCAAGACAGACCAAAAAATTTTAAAAAATGATAATAAATTTCCAAGAAATCCTTAAAGAATTAGAATATCGTGTAGAACATGGTATTATTGATTTGACAAAAGAGGAACAAGTTACAAAATTAGTAGAAATATTAAGAGAGAATGGTATTTCTGATGCAAACGAAATGGCACAGAAAGCAAGAGTATATTATTCTTATTTGAATGAAGCAAAACAATCATTAGATAAAGTATTAAAACAAAAATTTACAAACCCAGAAACGGGCAATCAAGTAACCGTTGCATCTGCATTGGGATATAAGAAAAATTCAAAAGCATATACTACGGCAAAGAGCATGATGGGTACTGCAGGATATTCGGAGAAAGATATTGATATGGTTGATGCGGGTCCTGATGATGATGAAAAACCACAAGGTACAAAATTGGGTGGTAACGATTTTAAATTGGATATTGAAAAGGACAAAAAACAAGAACCAACCAAAAAAGTTAGTGGTGCAGAAGATGAGGAAGGAAACGAATCACCAAAATACGATAGAAATAACCAATATCAAAGAGCAATTGCAGAGGCTAAAGACTCAAAAGAACTACAAAAAGCACTGACTAATTTACATGCAGCTGAAGAACAAAAAATGTTTAAAGATAAGATTGCAGGTGCAGGTGGTATGGTCGCATCAACAGGAGAAAGTATGTATGTTGGATTGGCAACCGATTTGATAAATGGAACATCTGATACTAAAAATACACCATTATATCAAAAAGCATTACAAGTTAATCAAAAGAATACACAAAAAATATTAGATTTACAAAAAGGTAGAGAATTTAAACAATTGGCCGGTGAATTAGAAGCAATTTCAATTTCACAAAAATTAGATTTAAAAAATCCTGATGACTTTAAAGCTGCAGTTCAAATTTATAATGAAAGAGAGTCATTTGTAACCGCATATGACGCTCAATTTAAAAAGACAAATGTAGGAAAGGACAGTAAATTCAAAAATGAAGAAGCTAGAACAAGTTGGATAAGCTCAGCTTACATGGGTTCTTTATCATTACAAAAGAACGGCCCTGCAAATTGGAATAGAGAGAAAGGAAATGGAACGGTAATGAAGGCAAATGGTATAACCGATGGTGCAACCGAAGAATTATTAAACAATAAATTAAAGGCTGCAAAAACTCCAGAAGAAAAAGCACATTATGAGAAAGAACTTAAAATGTGGAATAAATTTAAAGGATACCATGATACATATTTAGTTTATACCAATGATAAAGGTTATGTTGAAGCATTTAATATTTCTAATAAAAAAAGTAGAGATTTAAATGACCCACAAAATAATACAACTCCAGCACAAAGATTGAAGAATTATATGGCTGAAGCTAAAAAACGTGGTATTAAACCTGAAATTGTTGTAAAATTAGCAAAGGCAGAACAAAAAGCTCAAAAAGGTTCCGAAGATATGAATGCAATTGCAATGGCCGGATATGATGATATAAGTAAAAATGATGCAAAATCAATAGCATATATAGGGCAAAGATTACCAGGAAGAAGTAGTATTAAAAGTAAAGATGATGCATCTGCTGAATATTTAACGGCATTGAGTGGGGATAAATATATTAAGAATAAAATCAAAGAAGAAATTCTAAAGAAAAATCCAAACGCAACTAAAGAACAAATACAGGCAGCTCAAAATAAAATCACACCAGAACAAACCGTTCAATATGCATTGCAAGTATGGAATGACCCAAAAATTGATAAATCTACATTATCTGGAAATTATAGTAAATTTATATTAAAAATTGGAACTTTATCACAAAGTATATTTGAGAAATCACAATCAATGACCCCTCAAGAAATATCAAAGTCAATGGGTGGTGTATATTCTCCAAAAGATATACAAAATATGTTAAATCCAAAAACTAGTTTAGGAAAAACAATGGCTGCTATGAAGGATATAAAAGAAAGACACGCAGCTGGTTTAAATGGTGTTCACGTTGGATTTATGAATGATTTACATAAAGCCGATGGAACAAAACCAGGACACACAGGCCCAAATGGCCCTGCAGTTCAAACATATGTTGCAGGAACACTATCATCTTTACACATTGATACATATGTTGAAAACTATGATGACAAAGTGTTAGTTGAAATGGGTGGAGTTGGTGTAACCCCACGTGATGTTAGAGGTTGTATGGCAAGATTGTCCGGATATAAAGGTAAAATTGATACTCCACAAGAAAGAAATAAATTAAAAGAACATTTGATAAAAAGTGTTAAAGTAGATGCGGGTTCAGGTGCAGTCTATTTAGTTGGAAATAATGGAAATAATGTTAGAATAGCAAGTGATAATTGGAGACAAGCCGGTGCAAATACTAAAAAAGTTGCAACTGCGTATGGTCCTGAATTACAAAACTGTTTAAAAGGCAGTGTAAAAAATAGAAAATAATGAATACACAACTACTTTGCCTTTTTACGACAAAGGAGGAATTGGATAAGTCGGTTGATTTTATATTAACAAACTATACTCTGACTAATCCAAATGTTTTCATTTTAGAAAGTAAGATAAGACCTGAAGAAGCATTTATTACTTTTAATGTCGAAAAGGGTTCTAACGCAATCCCTTCGGAATGGAAAACCATTTTAGTACATAGAAAGAAACAATCTAATTCAATATACACTATTAATGCTTTAAACGAAGTAGTTAAGTCAAAAACGGGTGGTATGTTAGATAATTCTTATATGATTGATTGGGAAGAATTTAGAAATTGTATCTTAACCACATCCAATACAGGTTATAAAATGATACCTACAAAAGTATTCAAAAGTTTTAATACTGAAAATTTGGAGAATTAAAATATTTTTCTTATATTTGGTTCATGACAAAGAGAAATAGATACACTCCAATTCAAATTCACGCAAACGAACCTTCGGACATTTTTGAACTTAATAGACGAGAACTTGCAAAAGCAATCGTAGATGGTATTGCATTCGGAATAAGAAATAAAAAGAAGAGAGTTGATTTCGCAAAAGTCTTAATTAAAGAGATTATAGTTATTACATTATCCATTGATAGTAGAGAATTTACAGAATTATTAGACGAACAATTACAAATACTCATCGATTTTGAAGAGTATGAAACTTGTGCTCTTGCAGTAAAATTGAAAAACAAATTAGAAACAATAAAAGAATAAATTATGGGTGAACAACATGTACCACTTACATTTGATGAAAACGGATTAGTTACATCAGTAGGAAAACAAAAAGACGAATTTGACATTTATGAAACCTGTGTTATGTGTGGTGAAGAAACTACTACATTAAAAACTACTCATGTCGATTTTAGATATGGTTATGTAGAAGGAGCAGGACAATTATGTAGACAATGTTATATGGGTGAAAATAGAAACTTAATAACAGTAGAAGGTAGAACAATTTTAGATACACCAAACGATGCCGAATTGGGAGCAAAAGTTAGAGAATTATATTGGGATAGTAAAAAATAAGTTATGGCAGAAAAGAAAAAAGATTCGGAGTTATTTTTAGGTGGAGGACACTTAAACATCCAATCGACACAATATGTTGAAACTTACAATTCATTAAAATTGATAACCATAGAAGATGGTACAATTGAATTAAATGTAGAAATAAAAGCTGATTTTAGTAAGATACCTGAAAAATATCACGAAGTATTTTTAAATATGTTTTCATCAAAATATGTAGGTACAACATCATTTGGGGATAATCCATTTAGTCTATGTAAACCTGCACCTAAAAGAAAATGGTATCAAATATGGAAGTAAAAGAAATGGTTAACGGCCCTCAACACTATGGGGGAGTAGACAATCCATACGAAGTAATTAAAGTATGTGAAGCATGGGGATTAGACAAAGATGCTTACCTATTCAATGTAGTTAAATATGTTGCAAGAGCAGGTAAAAAAGACCCTAAAAAAGAACTGGAAGACCTAAAAAAAGCTATATTTTACCTAAATCGTAAGGTTGAAAACCTTCAAAAATAGATTTGGTAATATCAAAAAATAGTCGTATATTTATAGTAATAAAAGATGAAAAAGTTATATTTAGATATAGGAATATATCAGTATAAACCTCAACTTTAAAAACAAATTTTTAAACCCTAAAAACAACAAAACAATGGACATTTCATTGGCACTAAAGAGATTTAGCTCTTTACAAAACAACACTAAAAAGTCGGATTCAATCTTTAAACCGGCAAACGGAAAATCTCAAGTGAGAATCGTTCCTTACAAGTTCAACAAAGACATTCCTTTCATTGAACTTTACTTTCATTACAACATTAACAACAAGACTTATTTAAGTCCAATGTCA